GTAGAGTAGCGATGGTTGCAGGATTAGCATGTGCCAGTTGATTAACTGTCACAGTAAAGTCTTCGTTAGATGCACCACCTGGTAACTTTGTACCATCAAATGTGATAACATCACCTAGTGCATATGTACTACCGCCAGAAGTACAGACGATTGATGCAATTGCACCAGTTCCACTAGTGGTAATGGTAAATTCAGCACCAGATCCATTAGGAGGAGCAACACTGGTTTGAGTGACTCCAGTGGTGGTTGTGTCTGGAGTAAATGCATTTGTAACAGATTCAATAATAGTTCCGACTGTAGAGACCGATCCATAGTAAGGATCATCAAATTCAATAGATGGAGCAGAACGATAGTTAGAACCTGGATTTGTAACAGTCATATCAGTCAACTGCCCACCACCAGATACAACCGCAGTAACAGTTGCTTGAGTTCCACTTATTGCACTAATAGATGCTTGTGAATCTGCACTGTAGACATTATTAGTTTCTGCAACTCCAGTAGAGAACATGACGTAACCTTTGTTTGCAGCACCTACTCTTTCATTCCTAAGAGGTTTAACTCGTAATACTTGAGTAACTGGGTTCCAACTGATGACCTGACCTCTAGCAGTCTGATTACCCTGAGTAGGTTGTGATATTAATATTTCGTTCTTAATAAAAGACCCAAGTATGTTTGAAACTGTCAAATCAACGTAATCGGGTAAAGTTACAACTGCAGTTGGTAATGAATTGTTATTATAACCAGATCCAGTATTTGTAATGGATACATTGGATAGAGAACCAGATATAGTTGCTACAGCAGTTGCACCAGATCCAGACCTTGAAGATCCACTTAATTTTGGAAGAGATGAGTAGTTACGTCCTGCATCACCAATAGTAATTTTTGCAATACCGCCTGAAGGGTATATGGAGTCTGTAGTAAATGATACACCTGTACTATAACCAACTTCAGGTGGAACCGCCATTTGGTAAGTGAATGTCGTATCTGTCCTACTTGAGACTGTTTGTGCACCGATAATCGGATCATTGATCGCTGTGAAGAAACTTCCGCTTGTAGATCCCTTAATATCGAAATAATAGAAGATACCAGGAACATCTTTGATCAAAATCGTAATAGAGTTCTGATCTCCAGTAATTGAATCTCTTACTTCATCAGTAATGTTCTTATAAGTGAAAATATCGGTATTTTGTAAATCAAAGGTAAATGCAAGTGTTTTTCCAACATTACTTGCATCAGAAGTGTCAAATGTGTATTTGTGTCCGTTTATAAGTTGTAATTGGGGTTCTTCAACGTAAACCTCTGCATTTGTAATAGTTGCAGATGCAATACTTGCAAAATTACGTTTTACAGTAAATTTCCTTAATGTTTCTGTACGGATAACCGTATAATCAGTTTTATTCCATTCTGTTGGTGTAATACCCGAAATATTGACTTTATCGCCAACTTTGACTTGATGAGCAAGAGTACAGTGAACTTGTGCCTCAGTTTCAACTTCAGTTAGTGTAATTGTGAATCCAGAACCTGCAGGACCTACAGCATTACCAATATTAACATTATCCGCAGTTATAGTGTCTCCAACGTTATATGCAGTACCAGGATCTGTAATTGTTACAGATGATACAGTATTGCCCGAAACAACAATAGTTGCCTTTCCACCTTTACCAGAAGCACCTACATTGGTGACTTTAATAGGAACATTGTAATATGTGCCATTATTGTAGTTAGAACCACCTGTAAGGGTTGACCACCCACCTTGAACTAAATTACCGTCTGTACGTTTCCTAAGATATGTCCAAGTCATTGAACCATCAGTTAAAGTGCCAGATTCATGAGTTGGTGGAGTTGAACTAGAAGTTCCACTCACTGCAGCAGCATAAACTCTGTCTGCAACGTATATTAAGTCTCCCTGAGTAAATGCAGTAGTATTTGCGTAAGGAGCAATTAGTTTCATGCTTGTTACGTCAAAATACTTGAAATGGTACTTAGAACCAATTATCTTGGTATTAATTTGTCGTGTGTATACATTATCTACTACAGATATATTAACTACATCACCACCTTGTAAATAATGGAATTCTGGGGTTGTTACAGTCGCACTATAGGTATCAGCGTTAGCATCAGTCCCCATTGCTAGTCCAGATACAGGTGCACCCTCTACTTGAGACACAATTGCACTTACACCCTCTCCACCAGTGCCTGTATTGTCAAATTGAAGTCTATCGTTAACTTTATACTCTTTACCACCACCTTCAACTAGATACTGGTCAACACCGCCAGATGAATACTTATTAGTTGCCGAAACGACCATTGAATCAGCAGTACCACCTCTAATAGTTGGATAGTAACTAAAGTATCCAATTCCATCTTCAAGGTAACTCAATATCTCCCCACTTTCCATCACAATTAAGGTTGTGGTGTCTTCTAGTGCTAGGAAGAAGTCAATTTTGTTATCTAACTGTTTTCTCTTCGCTACAATGTTATCAGTGCCGATATATGGTACTTTATACCTAATTGCGTCTTCTGTGAAGTTCTTCTGTAGACCATTACCATTCCAGTTGACAGCATCCGCTTCTGAGTAGAAATTAGGTCCTACAAAGTATGGAAACTTGGGTTCACCTGCAGAACCTTTGATTGTAGCGAAATATGCGTAAACTCCATTTGGAAATTCTGGGGTAACACAAAATCTACCATTATATTGGTCTAAATCTCCAGATCCTTCTATATACTCGTAATCTTCAATATAAGTCCCCATAGGGTCTGCTAGACCGCTTAGAAGAGCATCTCTAGAGGTCTTTACGCTGTAACTAGAGATCATCAACTTATATGAATTATATGGGTTAGTATTTTGTGCATCCTCATACGCATAAGGTCCGTATATGGGATGTCCGTCATATGCCCAACCAATAATCGGTGAATGAGCAGTAGGATTCAATTCATTAAGGTTATTATCAATATTGTCTCTTAATAAGAATCTAAGTTGCTTAGGATTGTACAAATATCCATATTCACCACCATATATCAAATAGTTCTCACCTTGCATTACAGATCCACCTGCACCATCCACAGTTTTTCTATTTGTGAATTGATTTGCGTTTACACCTAGTTCTTCATAAGTTGCTGCTTCATTATATGTTAATTCTGTTAAATTGGTTTGGAATGACGCACCAGAACCAGGATACACAATACTAACAGTTGTAGCACCTGCAGTATACCCTACACCTTTGTTTGTTATTACAATACCAGTAACAATGTTACTAGAAAGGTCTACTTGAGCAAATGCAGTAGCACCAACTCCATCTCCAGTGATAACAACGTCTGGAGCACCGAAATACCCACTACCACCAAATGTAACAATTATAGATTCGATTTTTCCGTTCAATATTGACGGATATGCAACAGCACCACTACCAGAAATCAATGTGATAGATGGTTCGTAAGTATATTGAGTACCTGTGTCTGTTATGGCGATACTATCAACTGGACCTCTACATGTTGCAGTTGCAGTAGCTCCAGAACCATTACCACCAGTAATTGTGATAGTTGGAATGCTAGTGTATCCAGTTCCACCGCTAACAACGTTAATACCAGTAACTGTACCAGATGTAATCACTGCTGACGCAGATGCTTGCTCATCTGCAGATGCACCACCACCAGTTATAGACACAATGGGTTCTGTGGTGTATCCACTACCACCATTAGTAACGTTTATGGCAGTTACGGATCCTTTTACTGTTACGCTCGCTGCAGCAGTTAAACCTTCGTATGCCCAAGTAAGTTGACCGACTGCAACCTCACCTGAACTGTGTGTTGGGTATAATGTAGTAGATGATACACCTGCTTGTAGTGCTCTATACCTTTTACCGTTCCATTTGACCCTTGTACCTGTATTGTAAGGAGTATTGAGTTTATAGTCTGCTTCAAACTCTACAGTAGGAGGGTTTGTAATATCATAACCTTCTCCACCAGTAATTTTAGTGATTGATAGTAAACCACCATACTTATTCTTAGATTCTCCTTTATATGAGAATAATGGAACACCATTGGCACCAATACCAACCTGTCCTATTGGAGTAGGAGTTTTTGTACTCTTGGTAGATGGTACGAGTGGTATTCTCTTAAGATATCTTTGGTTGCCAGGATTCAAATCATCAGCAGCAAAAGGACCTACCTTATGTGATGGTATACCTGTACTAGCAACAATAGCATCTGTACTACTCCTGTAAGTATTCTGTACATCTGTAGTAAATTCCCTAATTCCATTATTAATAGAACCAATGTCACTCCTACCGTATGCAAACTCTCTAGCAATGTAAAATTCAAAGTTTGATATACCGCCAGATGGTGATGATGAGAATATAAACTCAAAAGTAAATTCATCAACAATACCTGCAACATCATGTTGGTTATTGTAGATGTCTTCGGGTGCATTTAAGATTCTAATGGTATCATCCCTTACTAAACGATGTTTCTCTTTAGTCTGAACAGTACAACGTACCGAACCATCTTGATTGACTTGTCCTAGGGTCGCAGACACCCCTCTGAGGGCACGTCTAACATTATAGATGTAACTTTCCCATATTGGATCAATACTATCAAAACCAGGTGCTGCAGGTGTTGTAACTTTACTGTCTGGAAGGTAATACTTACCACCACTGGATAATACAACACCTCTAGTACCACCATAGACTTTTAACTGCACTTCTGAGTTGTCTACGTTAGAATATCCGAAAATCTTGAATGCAGCGAATACTTCTTGACCTGCATCGTGTGCTACAGAAAGTGTATTCTCTCTAGCACGTGTACAACCTAAAAATTGAGTTACAGTCTTGTCTGTGTAACTTATAATCTCATCTTCAATCCTGAATCGTCCATTTTGCTCTGGCCAACCAAGTGTAGAGTCAACTGTGACTACTGTGTCAGTTAAATTACCTCCAAGGTCAGCAGCAAGGGTAGATTTGTACGGTGTAACAAATGTACCTAGTGAATTATTGGTATCTACGTCAATTTCATAGATTGAACCACTTGCAGTGAAAACTTCAACAACTCCTTTAACGTAAATTCTTGCAGAAGCAACATTTGGGTCATTTGCATCGTTTTCTTGGTATAATACTTGACCAACAAGTGAAATAGGGTCTCCAGAAACAGCAACCGCACGTATTACCTCTCTGGAGGTGTAGAATGCGTCTGATGGTTTGAATATTCTGTCTCTTGGGTAGTTAACTTCCGATTCTACGCCAAATAGTGTTCTTAAGACGAACTGGAATGACCTTGTAGTGCCTTTTGCAGAGTAAAAGTCTTTAATCCTCTTAATTACAGTTGATTCAGTAACTCCGTTTGCAAAATTCTTCGGAAAAGTCGATAAAAACTGTTCTTTGAACTTTCCAAGAATATAAAGTGGGAAAATGTTGTTTAAATTAACAACTTTTGCTCCAAGTTCGTGAGTTGCAGCAGTTGTACTCTCAAATTGGTAAGTTCCAACCTCTCCAACTGCCTTTACAGCGTTAAATCCTCTTGCACATCCTTGAAATAGTGTTGATCCCTTCTTTTCGTAATAAATGATCTCATCATCTATCATCAAAAGACCTTCATTTGGAAAATCACGAGTAGATTCAACGTCAACTGCATCTGAAGTAGTTGTTAACGCTGAAATTAGTTTAGTTTCAGTAACTAGACCACCGTAATTATCAATATTATAATAATCTGACCAGTTTTGAATTACATCAAAACAATATCCCTTTAATTCTTGTGATTTATAGTAATGCTTAACAAATGATATGAAGGTAGGATAGTTATCCTGTACAAACGAAGCAAACTGTCCCGCAACACTGAGGGATATTTGGGATCTTGATTCAGGACTAACCTCAGACGGTACTGGAGGTACAGTAACCGTTGTGGTTGGGGTAGTCCACGAGCTAACCTTCCATGAAGAATTTGTCATCTGTTAATTAGTTATAGCTAGACTCTGGTATCACTCCTGTACCAGATAAGTTTGAACCACTACTGATAGTGTCTTCTATTACACTTACAGTCGTATTATCTATACCTATTGTGAGATAGGTTTCTCGTAAAGAAATCAAATCGTTTGATTCTGGACTTGCTGAGATCTGCAATTGGTTATTTGCCACGTTTGTAGATTGAATGATCAAATCATTAACTACAATTTCACCCATACTGTAATCTACAGTACCCCATAATCCATCAACATACTCAAATTCACCAGTTCCTTTAACATAATAGAGTCTCAATGTGCCTGCACCGTCGTCATTTAAGTAATAACTGTTAAAATCGTCTCCAACTATCTTGAATCCACTGCTGTAAACACATGGTTTTGCACTTGTACCTTGCTTAATGCGGTTACCATAGCATATTTTATAGTTCACACGTGCACCTAAGTCCACGGTCACGTTCTTTCTCATCTTGAGACGAGTGATATTTGAAGTAATTGAGACCTCTGAACCATCAATTATACCTCCAAGCTTAGAATATTTGAATTTTCCGCCGAATTTATTGAATTCTCCGCTTCGATTCAGCAATGTTAATGCATTAATTACAGAATTTTTCACTTCAGACTCAACTTTCCGTGTTATGTTCGGGTTAAAATACACAAAAGTGTTAATATCAATGTATAAAATAGACGGATCAATGATTGTTGGTTGAATTGCTGCGACAGAATACTCTCTCAACTTCTTCAAAATGACATTTTTCTCAGAAAGAGATAATTTGTCTGCATTTTTTGGTTTAATTGCAAGGAAAACTTTTCCAAATTCGGGAGGTTCTGCTTCTTCTCCACCATAACATGCAATAGATCCTACGTTTGGATAAATTTGTGGGATAATTGCTTCATAATCACGTGTCGAAACTGCTCTACCAAAGGCAGAATAGAATTTTGGAGCAGCAAATTTGATTGATTGTGTAGATTCAGACGATGCACCTCCATCTGGGAAGGAAGTTGCAGTAACAGTAATGCCAGAAGTTAATGTAACTTGATTATTATCTCTAAATGTACCAATATTTTCAAATACTTTTAGACCATTTGCACCAGTTCCACTAGATGTACAGTATCTTACACTAATTACATCTCCATTTTCTAGATCCTTTCCAACTTTTCCGTCACCAAATAATATTTCTGGTATCTCATATTCAGATTCTTCTAAGAAATAAACCTTAGATGATGAATCAATCTTTGTAATATCTGTTGCTTGTAGATAACGTTCTGTGACAGTTCCAGAAGTGACCTCAACTTGCATAGAAGTTGTGTCTGCATTTTTGTTAGTTAATATGAATCTCTGTCTTTGGTTTATATCTTTTACAAAAGTATCTGTAAGGAATACTCCTTCGTATAATGTAAGACCTGTAAATGTTGCAATTCCTGAAGTACTGTCAACACTCTGTGTCGTATCTGACGCAAGAGAGAACGTAAAGTTGTTATTATCAAGTCCAATGAAGTTTAAAACAAGTCCTTTTTGAATTGTAACAGTTTTTGGGTAAGGAACTATGGTCTGAACTGTTATATCTACGGTACATTGTGAAGATCTTGCTGATTTTGGAGTGTATCCAATCATTCTAGCAAGTTTTACAACGTTTTCACGCAAAACGGCAGTCTCTAGGAACCCTTCATTGACTGCAAGGTTCGCATTGACTGCTGTATAGTAAGTATTATACGCTAAAACGTCCAAAAGCACAGTTAAAGACGATCCTTCAAAGTCATAATCACTAAATTGATCTTGACTTCTTAAGTATTGTTTTAATTGTGCCTTAATTTCGTTAAATTCTAAGGCGTTGACTTGATTGAATGCCATTATGGTTTAAAGATGATATCAATTGAATCAAAGGTTGGTGGTAAACCCATAATAACGTATTCTATACTTACATCTAACTGATTAGTGTTCTCAAGAAACTTAGTTTTAATCTCATATACCGCTACCCGTGGTTCATGAGTATTAATTGCGTTTTTTATCCTACGCTTTATCTTCTGTGCGTCGTTAGGTGTATAATTGTCAAATAGCAATCCGATGAGATTACCACCGAATGCTGGATCAAAAGGTTTCTCGTAAAAGTTATAGAATACAATATTCTTAACTGATTCTTTTATGGCTGCTTCATTGTTCAGTGTCAACACATCGTTTGTCACTGCGTTCTTTTCAAAAGTCAACGAGAAGTCACGAAATGACTTCGATATTAATGCCACTAACTAGCCTATTATTAACCTCAGGTATATTTATACTTCTTTTTGTGACTTTTTTCTACGTGACGCATCACAGCGTGGATCTGTAATAAGATATCTACAATACTCATTGCCATGGTCGTAGAAATGATCACTCATATCTACGGGAACATTAGCATTTCTCTTACCATCTACAATTCTATTTGCCTTGGCCACGATACCTCTTTCTTGCTTTGTTACGTGATG